ACTTGAAATGTATTTGTTGTAAAACTTGCTGATGTAAAACTTGTTGTAGGTGATCCTGGAGTTGTAACACTTGTAAATATTATATAATCACCAGCAGTTAAAGAATGTGCTGTTAAATTAATTATAACAGTTGTAGAAGATGTTGTAGATGTATAAGTTGCTCCAGTTAAAGCTGTTCCTAAAGGTGTAATATCGTAAAAAGAACCTTCATAATAAATAACTAATAATTTAGAAGATCCTAAAGCTGCGTATTTTTTACCATCTAATGCTGTCCACGTATGCTGGTCTCTAACAGGACCTGCTAGTGTAGTTGAAACGAGTTGCTGCCAACCACCTATTTTCTGTGGTTCTCCATATCTAAATCTAACATTATCACCATCAATCCATTGCCCTTCAGCTCCGGTTGCAGTTTGTTGTTTATTAAATCCTGGCTTAAATTGTATCTTCTGTAAAGGCATAAGCCTTCCTTTATATAGATTATATTAGTAAATGCACTACTTTTTTGGCAATATTATATTCCATTCTATGCTTTTAATCAATTCTTCTAATTTTACTTCTTTTAAATTGAATTCTTTCATGTGTTTAATCAATTCTTGAGTATCTACTAATATCCAATTTATATCATCTTCAAATAAGACTTTATCGGCTTTACTTTGTGAATTTATAAGTTTTCCTTTTTTATCATTAAAATCATTTAAAAATCTTATATCAAATTTTAGATATTCATTAGAAATACGATCTATAATACCTGAAACTTGCCATTGGGAATTATCTAAATCCCATTTAATGTTTGAAAGATATTGTTTAACAAATTCTATATTCATGAAATGAATATAATTTATTTAACTAAATAATTTTTTTATAAAACCTTTAAAACTTTTTTCTTCGTAATATTTAATACATTCAGCAATCGTTTGCTGTCTTATATACTCGTCTCTAATTTCTCGTGACGAGGGCCTTGGTAATTCACTTTCCCAACGATCTATAATAAATTCACCTGCAGAAGTTAAATCGTAGCTAGCACCGGGGGCCAAAGACTTCATTACCGTATTAATGCCCCATGCAAAGCCATTTTCATTAGTGTAAGCTTTAATTGTTTCTTCTATAGATAGTTTAGACATTATAAAATAATTGGTATAAAACCTGTATTTAAATTTATTTTACCATGTTTTTTATAAATATCTTTAACATTTTTTTCTGACAAAACATCAAAAGCCACAGTTATTCTATGTCCATCAAAATTTTTTAAAACATTTACTCTATGAGGATTTTCTGGTTTTCCAAAATAAACATTACCTATTTTATTTTTTATAGTATAACCTTTAAATTCTGTTTCAGTTTCTTTTGGATCAATAGAAATATATCCATGCAACATAGACTCTACATGAGTATGCCAATCTAATACTTCTTTTTGTTTATGAAAGTTTAACCAACATTGATACCACAATGGTTTTTTAGTTTTTAAAATTTTTCTTATTAATTTTTGTAGATCAATAAACATTTTAAAATAAAGAGAAGATCCAAATGTTAAACAAGTGGCATTATAATATCTATAAAACCATGTAGAAGAAGGTTGATTAAAAACATTTCCATAAGCAAATTTAAACCTTTCATGTGCTAAATTAGCATATTCTATAAAATGATTATGATTTTTTTTAATATAAGGAAAATTATAAATAAAATAATTTTTCATATTATAAGTTCCGTTAAATTCTTATTATTACCAATTTTGCCTTTAATAAAGACATTAAAAGCAAGACTAATTCTAGTATTATCTCCTTGTTTAGTTTCAACCATGTGAGTTAAAGAAGATGGGAATAGTATTACATCTCCAGTTTTAACAGGAAACCACCATGTTTCTGAGTTCCATATATTCCAATCTTTTACTTCTGGTTTTATAGTACGGTATTTATCATTAAAGAATTTAATCTTATCATGTTCTTCATGGCAGTTAATATAGAATACTCCTGATACTAATGAATTAGGATGTGCATGTTTATGATGATATTGATTTGTTTCAGTATAATTTAACCAAGATTGAGTAATATAAGGTGTAATAACATCGGTTGAAGATATAACTTTTTCAAAGTAATCTTTTACTATTAAATCTAATTCTTTTTTAATGTTTAAAAATGGTTTTTCATTTAAAATATAATTGTTATTAGATGTAATATTTCCATCATTTTTATGAGAATCTTTTTTATTTTTTTCTACAAATTTTAATTCTAAAGGTGTTAACTTTCTATCTAATTTAGACATATAGATAGGTGTTGGAAATATACTATTAATAGTTGATTCTATCATTCTTTCTTATTTATATACTAAATTATGTGGTTAGTAAATCCCAAGATAAAGTTTGTTCATTCCAGGTATATCTTTTACTATCAGTAGGATAAGCAACTGGTGATTCCCATATACAAGTATCTTCATTTAATATCCAACTATTATAAGGTTTAGCTGGAATAAAAGCATCTCTTTGTGTATCATAAGTATAACCTATTCCTGCATGATTTTTTCTAAAAGGAGTTCCTCCTAATTTATGAATTCCACCATGAGTATTATAAGATGTTTGTTTCCAAATAGCATTTGGTTCATTATATAATGTTTTTAAAAATTCTATACCAATATTCTCTTGTTCAATTCCATTTGAATCTTTTAATACTTCGTTAACAACAGAGACAACTGTTATTACAATATTATTTTCTATTTTTGCGAATGATGCCATTATGCTGTGTAACTCCCTGAACCGTTAAATTGCATTATTGTATTAGCTCCACTTGTTGTAACTGTTGGCGAACCTGTTGTAGTTGATGAATAGTTAGCAGTTGGTACACTTAATATAACAACACCTTTACCGCCAGCACCACCACCAGCAGCTGCAGCTCCACCAGCACCACCACCTCCTCCACCTAAATTTGCTGTTCCTGAAGTTCCTGTACTATTTGAACCAGCACCTCCACCACCAGCTCCACCAGAACCTGGTGTTCCTCCATTATAAGTAGAACCACCTCCTCCACCTGCTCTTGTAACTGAAGAACCAGTTATAGAACTTGCTGTACCATCTCCACCCTTACCTCCTGTTGTACCACTTCCATCAGCTCCTAATTGACTTGCTCCTCCACCTCCTCCTGCTCCAAAATTTGGACCAGCAGCAGTTCCACTACCACCATTAAACCCTTGACTTGGACTTGTGCTTGGAGTGTTACCAGATCCACCACCACCAAAACCACCACCTCCAGAACCTCCTGATTTTCCACCTTCTGGACTTCCACCTGCACCTCCGCCGCCGCCTCCACCTGCTGAAGTAATTGTTGTTAAACCTGTACCTGAAATTTCTGAATTTGAACCAGTTGTACCACTAGACGCACCACTAGACGCACCACCAGCACCACCATCTCCTACTGTTACTGTAATTACTGTTCCTATATTTGCTAATTGAGTTGATGTTCTATATCCTCCCGCTCCACCTCCACCACCATGTACAGTAGCACCTCCACCTCCTGCACCAGCTACTATTAAAAAATCTATTGAATAAGGAGGGCTTGGCCAAATATTATTTTTTCTAGCATTATATTGATCTTGTAATCTCCAGACTCCTGTTGCTACAGAAGTTGTTGGAGTATTTACTTTACCAATTACACCACCATTACGTTTAGCCATTAATTATCTCCCAATTTAAAATTTCTTCATTCCAAATATATTTATTATCATCATTAGGTCTAGCAACAGGTGCTTCCCAATTACAAGTAGATTCATTTAATATCCAACTATTATAAAGTTTTTGAGGAATAAATGCATCTTTATTTGTATCATAAGTATAACCTACTCCTGCATGGTTTTTTCTAAAAGGTGTTCCACCTAAAGAATGAACTCCACCGTTTGTATTATAAGATGTTTGTTTCCAAATAGCATTTGGTTCATTATATAATGTTCTTAAAAAATCTATTCCAAGTTGTTCTTGTTCTACTCCATTTGAATCTTTTAATACTTCATTAACAACAGATTCAACTGTTATCACTATATTATTTTCTATTTTTGCAAAACTAGCCATTATGTTGTGTAACTCCCACTCCCATTAAATTGCATTATTGTATTCGCTCCACTTGTTGTAACTGTTGGTGAACCTGTTGTAGTTCCTGTATAATTTGCAGTTGGTACACTTAATATAACAACACCTTTTCCTCCAGCTGCACCAGAAATAACACCACTATTATAATATCTTGAACCACCACCTCCACCAGTATTTGCTGTCCCTGCAGTTGCAGCACTTGGTTGATTACCACCATTTCCTCCACCACCAGATCCTCCTGCACCTGCTGGATTACTACCCTCACAACTTCCTCCTCCACCTCCTGCTCTTGTAACAGAAGAACCAGTTATTGAAGAAGCTGTACCAGTACCACCATTTCCTCCACCAGAACTTGTACCACTACCTCCCACAGCACCAGCTCCACCACCTCCTCCAGCACCATAAGCTGGACCACCACTAGTTTGTCCACCACCATTATTACCTTGACTTGGAGACGTGCTTGGTGTGTTACCAGATCCTCCTGTTGCTGTATTATATCCTGAACCACCACCAGAACCACCTGATCCACCTGGACCACCACCTCCAGCACCTCCACCAGCTGATGTTATTGTTGATAATCCTGAACCTGAAATTTCTGAATTATTGCCTTGTTTTGCATTATTTGAACCTGTATTATCTCCAGCTGCTCCACCATCTCCAACTGTTACTGTTATTACTGTTCCAATAGTCGCTGATTGAGTGGATGTTCTGTAACCTCCTGCTCCACCCGCTCCAGAGTTTCCACCACCACCTCCACCTCCTCCAGCTATTACTAAAAAATCTATTGAAATAGGTTGACCTGGCCAGATATTTGAAACGCGTGCGTTGAATTGATCTTGAAGAGCCCAAGCTCCTGATGCTACTGATGTTGTTGGGGTGTTGACTACTCCAATTACTCCACCGTTCTCTTTTGCCATAGCAAAAATCTCCCGGTTAACTTATATCTTCGTATGATATCATGCAAACTAGATCGCCGTTTGCACTTGCTGATCCAGAAATTATTTCATTTTCTTCTAAATAAAATCCTGATGTTTTATCTACTACGGCTAATGATGCGTCTGCTGGAACTGCAATCGTACTTGCAATTGCTCTTGTATTAGATCCATCATTGTAATTAATTGTTACATCAGCTGCTGCTGTTCCATCTATGTTTGCTACTAAAATTGAATTTATTTTATATACATGACTTGCTGCACAAGTTACTAAAGTTGTAAGAGTAGTAGTAAGTGCAAAGGTATCTGTTTTACCTCTTATATCTGTTACGTTTACTATATTTGGGTTTGCCATAATTTATCTCCGTTCGTTATTATTATCCGAAAACTATCGCCATTGCAATAGCTTTTCCTGTTGTAATTCCTGCAGTTGCAAAGCTTAAAGTACCTGCTCCATCAGTCACTATAGCTTGTCCTGAAGTACCGTCCGCTGTAGGTAAACTCAATGAAAAGCTTGAAGAAATAGTTGCAGGAGCTTTTAAACCTATATATTGACCACCTGTTGTATCTTCAAATCTTACTTCATTTCTATTAACTAAATTAAGTTGAGAAAGAGTACTAAATACATCTACTATATTAGTACCATCTGAAAATAAAGATTTAGTTCCTTTATCTGTTGTACTAAATGTTGATCCTGTTCCTGATGCTGTTTTAAATTGTACTGTAAAAGCACCTGTTGTGCCATTAGCTATTATATATGTTTTTTCAATTCCATCTGGAACTGTTACAATTTGATTTCCTGTAATTGCACCTGTTAATTTTATAACTGCATTTCTTGCATTAGATAATGCTGCATTTGACATTAGAAGAGTTGTAGTTTGAGCTCCTCCTGCGATGCTTACTTCTTGATAACCACCAATTGCTTGTTGTAATAAATTTAAATTTGTATTTGTAATATCACCCCAGGTACCAGCGTTTTCGCCAGTAACCATTAATTCTAGTTTGAGGTCGGTAGAATAACTTGATGCCATATTAATTCCTTATTTTTATTTTATATAATTTAAGCAGCCGTGTCAACATTCGTCCAGGTTGCTGTAGATCCTGTACTTACGTTTGTATAAGCTGACGTAGTTCCTGTACTTACATTTATATAACTTACAGTAGTTCCGGTATTAATTATTGTCCAGACTTGAGGATTTACACTATTTAAAGCCATAGTCAACGTATTTCCTGTTAAGGAAACAGTAGCAGAACCTGTTATAGTTACACTATTTAAAGAAGTATTTAATGATTGACCGGTAACATTTACATTTTGACCTATTGCTACAGTTACATTATTTAAAGAAGCAGTTAATGATTGACCTGTTAAAGATACAACTGCTGTTCCTATTGCAGTCACACTATTTAAAGATGTAGTTAATGATTGTCCGGTAACACTTACAGTTACAACCGAATCAACATTTACACCATGTAAAGATGTAGTTAATGATTGACCAGTAACACTTACATTTGTAAATGTTGCTACAGTTACACTTCTTAAAGATGTAGTTAATGACTGACCTGTTAAAGATACAACTGCTGTTCCTATTGCAGTTACACTTCTCAAAGAAGTAGTTAATGATTGACCTGTTACGTTTGCATCTGGAGATACATCTACTTGACCTTCAGATGTAGTTAATGATTGTCCTGTTAAAGATACAACTGCTGTTCCTATTGCAGTTACACTATTTAAAGATGTAGTTAATGATTGACCTGTAACACTGACAGCAACTGCATCAGTTACACCCCATTCATTTTCACCCCAAGTTAATCTACCCCATCCAGAATTAATTTCTGCTAAAATAGTTACTGATCTTAAAGATGTAGTTAATGATTGACCTGTTACAGAAACTGTAACACTTAAATTATTATTATTCCATTCTGAAAGACCATAACCATAAGCACCCCAACCATTAAGAACTGGTTCTTGAAGTCCCCAATTACCTGCACTCCAAGTTAATTGGCCCCAGTTAAAATTATTAGCCATAATAGGTTACTCCTATTATGCGATAGTTAGAATTGCCGCTGATGTTGTTGCTGCTGGAAACTGAATTGTAAAAACTCCAGAGGTTGCAGTTTTATCTCCACCAAAACTTAATACAGCTACCGCTTTATTAGAAGAGGATGTGTTATAAATTAAAGCTCCTGCTGC